CCTGCGCGCCGGCGGCGACCGCGCGAAACCGGACAGCGTCGAGGCATGCCGCCGGCTCGTCGCCGAATACGCGGCCCACCACCGTCTCCACTGTGTTTTGCTTCAATGTTTGTTCGACAGGTTCGGCAGTGTTTTTCCGCAGTGTGGGCTGATGGTTTTCCCCGGTGTCGTCATCGTTTCCCGGTGATGTGAGAGGCATCGGTGCCGCGGCCTGTATATTCCCGAGTTGCCAATCGGTTTTGATTCGGCCGGTTGCCGCCGGCCGGCGCTCGGGAAGGAAAGGAACATGGCGATACCGATGCCCATTGTGCAAGATATCAGGAGACTCGACCGGCAGGGAATGTCGCGCGCGCAGATAGCGCGTCGTCTTCACGTGGATCGCGGGACGGTCGCGAAGTACGCGGATATGGAGGATTGCTCGCCCAAGCCGAAGGCGGATCGCAGGTACGGGTCGAAGATCGACCCGTACGCGCATCTGGTGGACGGGTGGCTGGAGGCCGATCGTCTGCTGCCCAGGAAGCAGCGGCACACGATCAGGCGCGTGCACGACCGTCTGCTGGCGGAGACGGACTACGACGGCGAGTATTCGACCACGATGCGTTACGTGCACCGGTGGCGCGAGGCGAACCGCGGCGTGCCGGATCGCGAGGGGTACGTGCGGCTCGAGTGGGCGGCGGGCAGCATGCAGGTCGATTTCGGCGTGGCCCGGGCCCGGATCGCTGGCGAGATGGCGGACGTGCATTGCCTGGTGGTCTCGTTGCCGTATTCGAACATGCGGTTGTGCGTGGCGTTGCCGGGCGAGAACGCGGAGTGTCTGTGCCATGGCCTGATGCTCGTGTTCGAGCATATCGGGGGTGTTCCTCCCGTGATCGTGATGGACAACGCGACCGGTGCCGGCCGGCGCAACGCGAAGGGCGAGGTCGCGTTGACCGGGGTGTTCTCCGCGTTCGTGGCGCATTACCGGCTCGAGGTCCGGTTCTGCAACCCGTATTCGGGCAACGAGAAGGGCAGCGTGGAGAACGCGGTCGGGTTTTTGCGGCGCAATCTCATGGTGCCGCCCATGCGCGCGGAATCCTACGGGCAGCTCAGTCGTTTCATGCTTGAACGGTGCGACGGGCTGGCGGCCTCTTCGTATTGCCCGAGGTTGCCGGACGTGCCCGTGGCCGAGGTGTTCGACGAGGAGAGGGCCGCGTTGATGCCGTTGCCGTCCACGGCGTTCGACCCGGTTCGCTGGGAAAGCCGGACGGCCGACAAGTACGGGCTGGTCGACATCGACTCGAACCGGTACCTCGCCGGCCCCGATTCGGCGCGTTCCAAGGTGCTGGCCGCGATCCGGTGGGACACGGTCACGCTCGCATCGCCCGCCACCGGCGAGCTCCTCGCGGAATATCCCAGACAGTACGGACGGTCGCGCAATGTGGAGGATCCCGCGCTCGTGCTTCCCCGGCTCGCGGTCAAACCCCGCGCGTGGCGGGAAAGCTCGATCCGCCCGGACGTGCCCGACGATATACGCGCGTGGCTTGATTCCATGGACGAAAAGACGTTGAGGGAGAGCCTCAAAGCGATCGGGGACGCGTGCCGGGCGGCCGGGTTCGATCCCGCGATGCAGGCGTGCGGCGAGATCCTGCGCTCGAACAGGGACATGGGCCTGCACGCGGACTCGCTCACCCCTATCGCGTTGCGCATGCGCGACGGCGAGTGGGAATACCCCGGCGGGATCGAGGAGCCCGACCTGAGCGGCTACGACCGGTTCATCACCGGCACGGACGACGGAGGGGAAGAACGGTGAGCGTCAGACCCGATCCGGTGATCCCGGAGACCCGCCGCCGTCGCGCGTCCACGACCGAGAAGAGCGAGAGGATCCTGAAGATGAGCCGCAGCCTGACCCTGACACGCAGCGTGCTCGCGGGCACGCTCGCCGAGGCCACGCCCAACCAGCTCGACTTCATCGAACGCTGGTTCACGGCCGAACTCGACTCGCGCGAGCGATCCAAACGCCTGCGCCTGCTCAAACAGGCCGGGTTCCCCGCCGACAAGACCCTCGACGGCTATGACTGGACCAACCTGAAGATGCCCGCCGACTGGGGGCGCGCGCAGCTCGAGAACCTCGACTTCGTCGCCGGATGCGAGGACCTCGTGCTCTACGGGCCCGTCGGCACCGGCAAGAGCCACCTGGCCATCGCGATCGGACGGCTCGCCTGCGAGCGGGGCGTCCCGGTGCGCTTCTTCACCGCGACCGGACTGCTCATGCGTCTGCGCCGCGCCCAGCAGGAGAACCGGCTCGACCGGGAACTCGCGAGCATCGGCAAGGCCCGACTTCTCATCATCGACGAGTTCGGCTACCTGCCCATAGACGAGGAGGGCAGCAGGCTCCTCTTCCAGATCATTTCCGATTCCTACGAGACAAGGAGCATCATCTACACCACCAACATCGAATTCAGCGGATGGGGACGCGTGCTCGGCGACAAGAACATGGCCGCCGCCCTCATCGACCGCACCGTCCACCACGGACGGCTCATCAGATTCGAGGGCCGCTCCTACCGAAGCGAACACGCCCTCATGACCAAATAACCAACACAACGCAGACAGGCAGCGGCCGATACCGCACACCCTGCGGAAAACCCGCTGCCTACACTGCGGAAAAACACCGCTCACAAAGCGGACGCCAACTTGCTAAAACACACCATGGGGTGACGCTGCCTGCCAGCCGGTCAAGCTGTTCGGCGGTGAGATACACGTGCTTCTTCCTGCGCTTGCGTGGCAGTTCGATGCCCCTCGCGGGATTGTCCGGGATACGCCGGTCTTTCTTCGCGTCGTCCAATATTCCGGCGAGCACGCCGTGGGCGCGGAGGACGACGCTAGCGCTTCGGGGTTTGGCGAGCACTATCTCGTTGCCCCGCTCGTCCTTGACGGTCTTGCCCTGGCTGATTCCGGTGACCCATTGTTGCGTCGTCTCGCGGGTGACTGCGGATACCGGGGTGTTGCCCCATTCCGGTTTCACCCACTTTTCCCATGCGCCTTCGAGGGTACGGTAATGGCTGGGCTTGGTGCTGAGCTTCTTCTTGGCCAGCCAGGCGGGCCCCAGCTCCCCCACCGTCGCCTTGCCGGCCTGCGGGTCGATGTACGTTCCCTCGGCCTTGGCTGTGGTGACCCTTTTCGCCGCCCAATTCTCCGCATCGATTTTTCTCTTGAATCCACGCTTGTCAGTCTGCGTGCCGTCCGGCTTGCGATACCTCACGCGGTATCTGGTTTCGCCTTTGCTAGTCTTGTATCTGGTGACGTTGGCCATTTTTATTACCTGCTTAATAATGGAAGATTCACGTTTTAACCGGTTTTAATGTGATTTAATGGGACTGTTGCTGAATTGAACCAACCGAAAGGCAATCGCGCATGCCGATCGTCTACCCATCGATGAAGGCCTCGGACCTGTTCCGTATCCTTCGTGGTCTGGGATACGGGATTGACCGCGCGAATGGTTCGCATAAAAGAATGAAGGCGGAGGGCCGTCCACCGTTGACCTTTGCCTTCCATGACGGGCAGACTGTTCCGCCCGGATTGGTGAAGAAGACACTGGTGAAGGACGTCGGGTTATCCGAAGAGGAGATCCGTAGTATCCTCGGGCAGAAATGAAGAGGCGCAACATGGATACACGACAGGTGAACATCACCTATCACAGGGAAGACGGCGTATGGTGGGCCGAATCCGATGACATGCCGGGATTCTCCGCCGCCGGCGACACGTTCGCCGAAACCCGCAAGCTCGCACGCGAGGATATACCGTTCTTTTTCGATGACAACGAGCCCACCACCATTCGTGAATTTTTGGACAACGGGACTGAAGTTGTTCCGAACAACACCATCTTCGTGTTTCCCACCCCGGAGCTGATGAAGAACGGCGGCAAAGGCGAGTATTTCGAACCGGCCAACGTGTCCACCACCGCCAACCAGGGCATCGAAGAACGCAGAATGGTGGCCTGACATATGAGCGAGGTTTCTGAACGCGCGTCGATTATCGTGCAGCTCGCCAATTTCGCCGCCGTGGACGGTTCCGGTATGGGGAATGTTCTTGGCTCCGGTGCCAATATCTTCCCACTCACGCCCAATGGCATGACGCCGCGATTCACCGTGTTCACGGAGATACACGTGCCGGCGGATATATGCCCGTGCGAGGTGGCCGTCGAATACTCCCTGCGTGACGAGAAGGGAGACGTCGTCGAGGTTGCCGGTCCGATGCCCCAATCCTTGCGTATCGCGAACATCATGACGATTGATGCGGGCCTTGCTGGACTCCCCCTCGACCAAAGGAACCATATCGGTGCGGTCAGTCTCGGAACACTGGATTTCTCCAACGGACTCGCACTCGCGCCGGGGAATTATTCGTGGCGTGTGACTCTTGACGGAGACGATGAGCATGCTGCGGAACGATTGTTCTGCGTTCCCAAGCCTGTCACCCCTCCTGTATTTGGGTAAATCTGACATTTTCGGGTATGGCTTCGCCCCGTGTAGGATGGAGGCGAAGCGTCCTCCTTTCTTGAACTAGCTGGATTCTTCACTCGCCCTGTTGGCGCTGCAACGCCAGCAGGGCAATTCTTTATTTATTGCTGTTTTCAGCTTTCGATTCGCCTGACTTCACTTCGAATTTCCTCAGCAAAGGCATAGATACCGTTGAGGTCATCGATTGGCTGACGTTCGCATTTCTTTTCTGCGTCGAAGAGTCCAATGTATTTCTGCTTGGTGTTGAAGAACAAGCGTGCGACCGGCTTGCGATTGTTGTCATCAAGGAAAATCGCGCAATACTTCTTTGCGTCACGCATGGTGATTCGGGCTGGATCAACCTCGCTGCAGGCAATAGCCTTGATAATTCGGTATGCCGCAATCTCCTCTTCGGTGGTCACGATGCCATCGTCTTCAGTGTCGTCGTTCTGTTCATCGGCGGCATCGTCCGTTTCGTCTTCGGCAGCGGGTCCGACTTTGATGTCGTCTGCGCCCAACGCGGTCTTCAGCCGGTCGTTGACCTGATCGGAGAGGAACCTCTTCAACGCCTTTTCGACGAGCGGCCTGAACTTATCCATGACAGTCTGACGGAATGCGCCGTCATAGACGTGGGCCGCAAGCAGCTTCACGAAGTCGTCGGACGGCTCCTTGAACTCATCGGAAACCGCCCGTTTCAATGCGCCGACGTATTTCAGCTCTTCCGCGCTGCTGGCAATCGATTCGATGTCGAATGCCGGTTTCGTGAGCTTCTTTAGTTCCGGCAATATGGTTTCATCGATATCCAACAGGTCAAGCACGAGGAACGGCTTGGAATCCATGCGGTTCGGCTCATCGATGTCCATATAGAAATTCCATACCTGGCCATTGGTGAGTACGCCGATTCGTGCGCGCGTAGTGGCAAAGTACCGGTATAGCTGGCTTGCATTTTCGAGAGAAAGCTGCGCCCCGACTTTTTTGCATTCGATGAGGATCTGCACCTGCTCATCCAGAACCAAGGCATAATCGACTTTTTCGCCTTTCTTCACGCCGACGTCGGCGGTGAATTCGGGAACCACTTCCGTGGGGTTGAACACGTCGTAGCCGAGCACCTGGCCGATGAACGGCATGATGAACGCGGTTTTGGTTGCTTCTTCCGTCTCGATTGAGTCTTTGAGGTCTGCGACTTTCGCCGCAACGCTCTTGACCGCTTCCTCGAATTCCATGTGTTTTACCTTTCTAATAGAGCGCTGTCATGCAGCTGTTGTTGGTAGTCGGTTATCACCTGTGTGGTGAGTTCGAGCTCGGAGGCGATGGACCATGGTTGGCCGTCGTACATCGCCTCAGCTATTTCGTATCGGTCGCGGTCCACGAGCAGGCGGGCCGTCTCCATGCGGGTGCGGGTTTCGTTGATTCCGCATTGTTCGTCGCCGTGCAACCAGTGGACGAGCTCATGCACAAGGACGCACCGTTTGGCCACGTATGGGAGACGCCGGTCGATGAGGATGGTGCGTGTAGCCTCGCAGTAACAGCCCATCATGTTGCCCGGTAGGCTGGGAGAGCTGCGCACCTCTACGTCGAGTCCGGCAGCGTAGATGGCCATGCGCATGCCACCGTAGGAATCGTGCATGTTCAACGGTAGGTGTCTCATGCCGGGTCATCCCCGTCACCGTATTCGACGTACTTGCTCTTCTCCCCATCGATATCGGCGGCCAACGCCATCGGGTTGTCCTTGAGGATACGTTTCGTCTCCTCCACGCGACGCTCGCGCTCCTGCTCCGTTTCGATGCGCCGTGCTTCGGCGATGATCTCCCGCAACGTCTGCACCGGGTCGGCATTGCATACATCACAAATGATGAGGAATTCAGACAGTTTAACGGGAGCTTTTAATTTTTTGCGAATATCTCGAACACGGTTGTAGCCAATAGCGCTTCTAGATGCTCTATCTATTGCGGAATTATTCATACCGGCTCGATGAATCATCTTGTCTATTGCCTGCGCAGACACATCGTCAACGATGGTGCGCTCTCGCTTATCCGTATTCATACGGACAACTATAGCAGACACGCCGAGCAGTTGCTACAGAATATAGCAGGCGCTATATTTAATTTTAGATAGAGCATTTGCTATAGGAGGTGGCTGAGATGAAGCTAAATCTATCTCGATATGAGGGTAGCTCCTTTGATGCTGCCGTTGATGTGTTGGATGCCGTGGTGGATGACGTCACTCGTCTGATTGAGGATTCTCCGGATGAGCGTCTGACGCCTGAACGGCTTGCGGGATATCGCTCGCAGGCGGTTCGGGAGTTTTACGCGGCTCATGGGATTCAATCTGGGCAGGAGAATATCCCAGATACTCCAGTATCGTCGCGGAATCGGCAAGAGCCCCTAACGCGAAACCGACAGCTGCAACGCAAGGGACCACACGCTTCTGCAAAAACTCCATCACTGTTCGCTGTGATTTCTCGTCTTTGGGGGTCGCGGCGATGATATTCAACGAAGTTTGCAATCGGGTGAACGCGATGTCCAGTTTGAAGTCGCCGGTCAGCTCATACTCATCCAATGCGGTGCCGACCTCGCGGACGAGACGGGCCACGTACTCCTTGAGGTCCTTCGGCAGCGTGACGGCCTTGAGCAAGCCGGGAACGTCGGCGACAAGCTCTCGGATACTGTCTCTTCTCTCCTGCGGATATTCGGCGGCCCTCGCATCCAGCAGACGTTCCGCGGCGCGTAGCGCCATGCGATCCTCGTTCGAGATGGGAACCTTCGAATCCATCATCTCCATGCTGCGCTGGTTCCGTTCCCAGGCAACTGAGATGTTGTACCAGATGTCGGCGAGACAACGGCAGGCGAGGTCGGCATCTTCGTCTCCGGCCGCCGCAGCCGTTCTCAACGTGCTGTCCACTTCGGCCATCGCGCCCGATACATCCGGGAAACGATATGTTATGCCATCCGCCTTATTGGCCAGCAGAAAACGCTTCACATAGGTAGCCGCGTTCACCACGCCCCATACCCCCAATCATCAGTCAAAGGAATTAGCACATGTCTAACCTACCAGCAATTGAAGTCGCAAAACGGGCGACCCATGACACCCGTAACCGCGTGCTGCTGTCCAAGACCAAGATGACCAGCATCGCCGACGCCAGCAACCGCAACCGCATGACCATCGCCAAATGGCTCGACGGCGACGACATGAGCCTCGCCGCATTCGTGGCCGCACAACAGTTGTCGGGCGGAGACCCGGTCAAGACCTTGGCCGACGCGCTCGCTGGCAAGGAGGTGGCGTGATGGTGTGGTGGAAGCACAATCGTCAGGCATGCCAGTCCGGACAGGCCGAGGGGCCGATGCCGACACCGTTGCCCTGTCCGTTATGCAACGGCCATGCCGAGGCGGTGATGGATTCGTGGACGTCAGGCGGATACGGATACGACTTCGAACGCTGGGGCTGCCGTTGCGGGGAATGCGGATACGGGTACTACGGCGGCAACCCGCTCTCGCCGTCCGACGAACGGCAGGCCATCGAACGGTGGGACCAGCAGGTCGAGGAAGCGTTGAAGGTCATCGCGGAACCGTTGGAGGAATGCCCGTCATGCCATTGCGTCCCGAAGGTCGGGAAAAGCGACGGCGAGGCATTCCTCCAATGCCCGGAATGCCTCAAAATCGCACGCGGCGGCAACCCCATAGAGACCAAGGACAAGTGGAACCGCTTGTGCCTTCAGCGGAAGGCGATGAGGCTCAAAGCCAAACGACAGGCCGCGCAGTTGGAACGAATCATCGGAAAGGACGCGGAGTGATGGATGCGAATTCAATCATTTGGGTCTGCGCGATCATCTGCGTGGTCTGCGCCTTCATCAACGCCAGCATTCGGTGAATAGTCATCGGCCGGCAGCATATCGTCCAATTTCTTGAGGAAGGAGGGAACGTCCATCATGGCATCGTGTCTTATCCAATGCGCGAACTGCAGCAACCGTCGGAATGGTCTCGGCATATGCGAGAACAGGGAAGACCAGCGCAGCAAAGGCCGCGTGGTGGTATGGATATGCCTTGATCCCTTCAACGGGTCACGCATTACTGGATACTCCTTGTACACCACGCGTCCCAATCGCGTGGGCTGCGGGGTCCACAGCACCTTCACTCCGAAATCACATGACGAAACAATGCTCATCATGTCCAGGACGACGAAGAAACGCTCTCCCGGCATCACCCTGTTGATCTTCTGCTGCACCACCAGCTGCTTGAACTGCTGTCCGGGAAAATCGTATTCGTTTACGACGATGCCCTTCATGTTGATTCCCTCAGCCGTCACGGAGAACGCTGGACCATCACCACTGTTCGTCACAATCACCACCATCGTAGTGTTCGATTTCAGAATCCTGCTCCCCGCTGCCTGTACCTGCGCGACCGGTATCGGGTCGATCATGACGTCCGCTGTTGACGTGACGCTTACGGTCCACTCCGCTTCAACTCTGTTTCTCATCGACCACCAGAGGTTGAAGATCGTCAGACAGATCGTTATCGCGGTGAACACCAATCCGATCAGCACTGACGGGGTCTTGCTCACCTCCATCATGAACGTTCCCCAATTAATCATTCTTCCCTCCGTTGGCCGTGTTTTGAATGTCGCAGTTCCAAGCCTACCGGCGGAGGGACCTTATACGGAAAGAGAAAAACATGAACGCCAAAGAGTATGGCCACCACGCGGGTGGCTACCGGAAGGCCGATGGTGGCCCGTCACGCAGATTCATGCGCGGGCTAGTGGTTTGCGCCGTCGTGCTCGCCTTCTGCGTCGGCTGGATTCTAAGCCATGCGGGTTGCGCGCATCCCATCGGCAACGGTTTGGCCGCGCTCATGGGCTTCGGGTTCGTTCCACTCAGACTGATCGCACTGGTGTTGAGCGAGGCGGGCATCGAATAACCCTCGTTGATAACTGAAAAAAACAACTGACAGATACGGTGTCGGTTTTCTTGGACCGGCGGGGCGTCGGCTTTGGTCTATTCTCCGGCGTCCCGCTTCGGGCGGTGCAGGTTGCCCCCAGTCAAGATCGCGTAGGTCATGTGTGCGCGGCAAAGACCGGGACCACGGTTCGACTCCGTGGCCGTCCACGAACGCAAGTTCAAAAAAAGAAAGCCCCCGCTGGCACGGGAGCGAGAAGAAAAACTCTCAACAGAAAGGATAACCCCATGAGCGCGGAAACACCGAATCTCATGAGTGTGGCCCAGCTCGCCGAACACTACGGGCGGGCGAAGAAAACCATCCAGAACAAGCTCACCCGAGGCTGGGGGCCCGTGCCGGTATTGGACCCGGACACGGGACAGGTGCTCGGCTTCCGCGTCGAGGAGGTGAACCGTTTTGACCAGCGCAACCAACGAACCCACAAGCAATACCTGTATGACTGATCTGCCGAACGACATGTGGCTGGCGGTCGCGGACCGGCTGCTCACCAACCTTGACATCCTGACCGCATATCCCACCCGGCAGTCGCTGGCGAGCCTCATCGGACTGAGCATCCACGAGGCCGGGCTACGGCTCGTCGGACTACGAGAGGATATGGATGACGGACACGGTGGAACTATGGAGCCCGATCACGGACGAGGGCATGAGCATGACGCCGGGCGAACTGATCGTGGAGTTTATGGATCTGATCAGCGACCGGAACAGTCAGACCGGCAACCCGTACCTGTACGTGATGCCGTTGCCGAACATGGTCGTCATCGACAGGCAACGGCGCAGGGTGAGCGCGCGAGTGGAATACGTCAGCAAATCGAAGCTAAGGAGCAGGAATGAAGCGAGTGACCGTTGACATGGCAGCGCAGGCGACCGGCCTGTTCGACGTGCACCGTTTCCGCCAGCACACGAAGAAGGAGCGTGAGAGTGCGTGGCACTCGTTCCGCGCACTGGGTGTCGGCGGTTCGGACATGAGCACGATTCTCGGCCTCAACCCGTACTCGACCCCCTACGACCTGTGGTTGGAGAAGACGAACCGTCAGCAGCCGGAGGACATCAGCGGCAAGTGGGCGATCATCAAGGGCAACGCATTGGAGGTCGAACTGCGCCGCCGATTCCGCCAACTGCACCCGGAGTACCAGGTCATCGACGGCACCGACATCAGCCTCGTGTCCAAGGAGCATCCGTTGATGCACGCCTCGCTGGACGGTTTCCTCTACGACTCCGAATCGGATTCGTTCGGGGTGCTGGAGATCAAGACCGCGAACGCGAACCGTGGGCGCACCGACTGGCACGACGAGACGGGCGAGCTCGTGGCCCCGCAGTACTACATGGCGCAGGTCACGCATTACATGGCCGTCACCGGCTTCCGCTGGGGGTATTTCTACGCGGACATCGGCGAGGCGGAACCGGTCGAGGTTCGTTTCGAGCGCGACGAGGACGACGTGAACGCCGTAATCCATGCGGCAGAGGACTTCTGGGGTTTCGTCACCCGTGACGAGATGCCCGCCCTCACCGGCGCGGACGTGGCGAAAGCCTACCCGGAGCCTTCGGAGGGCATCGAGGACATGAGCGACAGCACTGATCTGCGCGAGCTCATGGCCGACTACAGGCAGGCGGCCGCCGACCTCAACGCACTGAAGACACGCAAGGAGGAGCTGCAGGACTGCATCCTCACCTACATCGGAGACCACGAGGGGGTGCGCTGCGGCAACCTGCAGGCCACCTACAAGCACAGCACGCGCAAGGGCTACACGCGGGTCGTGCAGCCGTGGGAGGGCCGCACCTTCCGATTCAGCGAAATCAAACCGAAGAAAACCAAGTAAAGGAGAACCGATTATGGGACAGTTAGCGA